GGTTTACAACAAGGGGCTGGTGAAGGTTCACAACCTGCGCGATTTCCGTCTGGTCTCGCGCTACCTGCTCGATGGCGTCGTTTCTCCGCTCGCCGTGCTGAAGCAAGGCGGCGGTGATGCAGCCGCGCCGTGGAACCAGCGCGCGCTGATCGGACCGAGTCCGCAAGATGGCTCTCCTGCGACCTCGACCGCGCCGCTGCAGTATCAGCCGTTGCTTTACCAAGCCGGCACTTCGGTCAACTGGCGCGCGTTTGTCAATGACGATTTGGGTATCTTCCGCGATCTCTCCAACCGGCTGGCCATCGCTGCCAATCGCGGCATTTCGAAGTTCATTAACAGCTTCTATTGCAGCTCCACCGGGCTGAATTCGACGCTGTATCAGACCAACTACCACAACCAGATTTTGAAGGTGAACGGCGCGACTGTCGATAATCCGCAGCTCACCACGCAAGGTCTGGTTGACGCGATCAACGTCTTGACCAAGATGATTGACGCGACCGGAGACCCGATCCTGATCACCGGGCGCCTGAAGCTGTGGTACAGCTCGACGCTCGAAGGCACCGTTCAGAACGTGATGAACGCCATGAGCGTGTACGTCCAGAACCAGGGCGGCGTCGGCAACACGCAGGGATTCCCGGTGCAGTTCCTCCAGGCTCAACCCTGGATGGTGCAGCGCATGGACCCGGTGATGGACCCGTACATTCCCATCGTCTGCCCGACCTACCCGAATATGTGGGGCATCACGGTCGATCCGAACGTGCAGAACCGGCCGGCAACGGAAGTCGGTTTCCTCAACGGCTTCGAGACTCCGCAACTGTTCACGAAGGTTCCGAACACCATGCGGCTCGGCGGCGGCGTCGATCCGACGCTCGGCGATTTTTACTCGATGGACCAGGATATGAAAATCGTCACCGTCATGGGCGGCGTCAACATCGACGGTCGCTCCACGGTTGCGAGCCTGGGGATCAACTAGCTTTGCCATGCGACGCGCCGCCAGGTTAGTTCTCGGGGGAGGTGGCCTGGCGGCCGCTGCTCTTTTCCTTATGAGCTTTTCGTACGGTCCGACTTCATCGCCACCCACGCTCAATCCGCCCATTGATTACATTCGCGGGCTGATCGCCGACACCGTCCAGTACAACGCGGCCGGCCAGCAGGTCAACATCTGGGCCGATGAAGAAATTCAGATGTTCACGCAGATGCAGACGGCAACGTTTCAAAGCTCGATGTTCTACTCGGGGCCGGCGGGCCAGTTCGTTCCGCCGACGCCCGCGGCGTACCTGCGAATCGCAGCCTACATGCTGCAAGCGCAGGCCGCAAGCAAGGCGAAGCTGGCAAGCGTTCAGAAGCTATTGGACGTGACGCTCGATCCGTCGAAGGCCGCCGATGCGCTGCGCACGCAGGCGCAGACGTACCTCGACATGGACGACAACACCGGGGCGTTCGTGATCGCCGAGCAAGTCAACGATATGTGGAGCTTCCGAGATCGTTTCTGGAAGCAGGTCCAAAGGCAGAGTGGCTATTGAATCAGACACTCACTTCCGAGTTCGAGGCCGTCGTTCCGGCGGTCTACGCGCAAGGTCTGTTCAATTCGCTGGCTACCATCAAGCAGCGTCCGAACACCGTGACCGCGCTCGGCCAGACGGTCATGATGGACTACGAGCCCATCGTGGGGCTGGAGAACATTCCGTGCATGATCGCGGCGCAGTCGCCAACCACGCCGCCGCAGACCGACACCACGCGCATGCAGCAGCAGTTTGACACGCGATCGCAGTTCCACGTGTTGCTCGACGGATATTATCCGACCATCCAGCAGCAATATCTTGCCGAAGTCAACGGAACCGGCTACGAAATTATGGCTGTGGAGTTCGACAGCCAGCAGACCATGACGCGGTTGGCGACAAGGCGGTACTCGCTCTAATGGCTGGACTCTCGATCGCGATGGATTCGAGCGGATTAGCCGCGAAGCTTGCGCGCGTTCAGACCGCGCTCCCACCGGCGCTCAAGTCGAGCGTCGCATCGGCCGCGCAAATGTTCGAAGCGGAAGCCAAGGACTTGGTGCATGTGGTCACTGGCAATTTGCAGGAGCACATCCACACCGAGTCCGTCACCGACGAAGCGATGACGCAAGTGCTGATGGTCACGCCGATTGTGGAAGCGTCCAACAAGTACGGTTTCGATCCGGCGTACGCGCGGCGCCTGGAGTTTGGCTTCATCGGCACCGATTCGCTGGGGCGGCACTATCACCAACCGGCGTTTCCCTACATGCGGCCGGCGCGCGACAACAAGCAGGACGCGGCGCGCGAAGCAATCGCGAGCGGGATTCAAGACGCGGTCTCGCAGGCTGGGGGAGCTTGACCAGTGTTGAACAACTACTTTACGAGGCGGTCATCGGCAACGCTGGGATTACTAGCCTGCTCGCTACTGACGCTGGCGGCAACGTCGCGTTTTACCTCATCCAGCTGCCGCAACAAGGGAACGTCTACCCGGCTGGAGTGTTCCAGCGCGTCTCCAGTCCACGCCTCTTTGTCATGCAGCAGGTCGGCAACCAGGCAAGCGTGGGCCGTGCGCGGTTTCAGTTCACGTTTTGGGGCCACGATGCCGGCGTACTCGAACAAATCGACGTCGCCCTACTCGCCATGTTCCGCACGTTTGACGCCTACAATTCCGCCGGATCCCCGGCGACGGCGGTTCAGCCCGGATTTTACAGCTACAGCTCGCGAATGCTCACGGAACCGCAGACGCAGCCAGTTTTGCAAAAGGTCATGGTCGATGTCATTTTCTGGTTCCAGGATCAGTGAGATGGGCAGTAACGAGGAGAAGGAGAAATGCCTGTGAGCGGATTTGGTGTAGTAGCACTTCCAGCAATTAATACCCTGTTGCAGGTCGGCCAAGGGAACTCGCCCGAGACGTTTTACACGCTGGCCAACGTCAGTTCGATCTCCGGGCCGTCGCTCGAGGGCAACGTCGTTGACGTAACCAGCATGTCCACCAACCTGCCGTGGCGCCAGAAGGTGGTCACCTTGCTGCAAGGTGGCGAGGTCAGCTTCGATATCTTCTGGATTCCGATGCTGCAATCAAGCTCGGGCATTGAAGGGCACGTGAACCTGCTGACGCTGTTCGTCAATCGCGGCCAGTCCGCCGTGGCTGGGCAGGCCATCGACTTCCGCCTGGTGTTCCCGGATCAGGATGCGAGCACCTACACGTTCTCTGGATTTATCAGCAAGCTGTCGCTCACCGAAAAAGTGGAAGACGTGGTGCGCGCGGCTTGCACCATCACGATCACCGGGGCGCTTGGCTTCCCGTACGGCACGCCTGCCTAATGGATCCGAGCACTTTAGCGCCGGCGGCAATCGTTCAGGCGATTGCCGTTTGGCTCATCCAAAAGCTGAAGCAGTCCAAGGCGTTTCCGTGGCTGACTCAGAATTCCGCAATCGCCAACCGTGTCGTTGCTTTCGCCGTGGCGTTTTTATCGGCGGCCGGGATCACCTATCACTGGATGGGAACGACCGGAACGCTGATCATCAACGGGCTGAACTGGGACACCATCGAGCAAGCGCTGTGGACGGCCGGCGCCGGGATCGTGACCAACGAAGTCACGTACATGCTGCTCCAGATCAAAGCTCAAACTACATCCACTGGCGAAGCGGTGGGCGCCGCGCCACTGCCAACGCCGCCGCCAATTGGCGTGCCGGATAAGCCGGCGGCGCCAGTCCAGGGCACCACAGACGTGAAGAAATGATCCCGGCGACCATCGGGCTGATTCTTGCGGTGCTGTTCTTCGCGCTGCTGCTGATCATCATCCTGTTGTTTGCGTCGGGCCAAGTGCATCTGCCGTTCTATCTTCGCTGAGCAAAACGGCACAGCGTTTCACCTGGCAACAGGGCTACGATCTTCCTTGAAAGGAGATCCAACCATGGCCCACCTATCCGCTACTGAAGCCGCTCGGCTCGCAGAGCTGGAGAAGAAATCCACCAGCGAGCGCACTCAGGCCGAACTCGGCGAAATGACCACGCTGCAAAACAAGAAAACCGCCTAAGTCGTTCTGTCTGCGGTGGTGGTATGATATCCAGCAATGGAACCAGCCGCCACCGATCCTGTCAAATATCCCACCATCTCGCTCGCGGGCAAGAACTACGAAGTAAAATTTCGCCTGTCGGACATGGTGAACCTTCAAAAAACGCACGGCATTGATCTGTTCATTGCCACCGAAACCAAGGGTGTGGCTGCGCTCGAACGCATGGCGCTGATCATTCAGGCCGGCATCGCGCACGCGGCGAGTCTGTCACTTGAAGAGATCCTGGATTCTATCGAGGTCGGCGAGGTCCCGACCTATGCGCTGGCGGTCGCGGAAGCTCAAAAAAAAGCGTCTCCCGCGGCACAGAAGGCGCTGAAGGCGCTTCAGGAGATGGTGCCGAAGCCGAACAAGGCAGCGAAGTCCGACCAAGTCCAGTAGACCCGGAGCAACGATGGCTCGATATGGAAGCGGCGGGGGTGGTCGATATCGGGCTTTCCCGCGCCGAGTTCTGGTGTCTGACGCCGCGGCAATTCTGGAACCTGTACGACCGATACGTGGCGCGCGAGATACGACACGCGCGGGAAGGCGCGCAACTCACCGCGCTGTACGCTGAAATGCACCGCGATAAGGACAAGCGGAAGCAGCCATTCACCATTGACGACTTTGCCGCGCCGATGCCTGGCACAAAACCGGCAAAGAAGGACGGGCTATACCAGCAATCGGGCATGGATCAGCTTGCCGCTATGCAGCTGGCGCATGAGCTAATTTCTGCCAAAGGAGCGCCCACCGGCAGCTTCGGGCGCCTCAGCCCAGAGGAGCGGGAGGCGCTGTACGCTGAACGCCACAAGCTCTACGGGAAGGTCCAGTGAACCCATCCGGGACGCCAGACCTGGTAATTGTCGTTGGCGGCGATCTGTCGGCGCTCGAAACCGCGTTTCAGCAAATCCCTCAGCTTGCCGAAGCTGCGCTGGGCAACATCCAGAACGCCGTAAACGGGCTGTCAATCGCTCCGAACTCAGACGGCATCACCGCGTCCACCGATGCGCTGGGGGGCCTGGGAGAAGCGGCGACGTCCAACACGCAGGACTTGCTCGCGCTCAACGATGCGCTGAACGCTTCCGAGGGAGATTTGAACCAGCTGTCCCAAGCCGCGCAGGACGGGGCGGCCGGCTGGGAAGCGATGTCCAGCTACGCAACCGGAGCGGCTACCGCGCTCCAGGATGTCACTGGCGATGCCGGGGAAGCCGTCCAGTCGCTCGATGGGTTGGACTCCGGGGCAAACGATGCGGCGGCGAGTCTTGACGCGCTGTCGCCCGCGGCTGAAAGCGCGGATGAAGCCGTGCAGTCGCTCGGCAACGACGCCGCAGCCGGGGCGTCGGATCTTGAGGACCTCCCGCCGGCGCTCCAAGCTACGCAGGAAGGGGCGGAAGCGGCTGAGGGCGGAATAGCTTCGCTCGGTGAGCAGCTCATCGCATTGGGCGAAGCGCTGGTAATTACCGAAGGGCTCAAGGAGCTGGGCGAAGAGGCACTCACCGCTTACGCATCACTCCAACAGGCCGATATCAGCATTTCCGCGTTGACAGGCGATTCCACGGCCGCGGCGGAAGCCATCGAGAACCTGGAGGGCTTGGCAACTTCAGATGCGCTGTCGTTTCCGTCGCTGCTCGCGGCCGATCAAAAGATGTACGCACTGGGATTCTCGACGCAGCAGACCAATACGATCTTGCGCGACGCGGCGAACACTGCGGCGGCGACGGGGAACTCGTTCGACACGGTAACCAACGCGATTGACCGGATGGCGCTTTCCGGGACCGCGGGCGCGCGCCAGCTCGCGGCGCTCGGCATTTCCTCGCAGACCTTGGCCACTATCATGAACACCACGGCGACGGGAGTTACCGCGGCGTTCAAGGCAATGGATCAGAGCGATAGGCTTGCCGTTCTCGACACGGCGCTGCAAAAGTTTTCTGGCGACGCGGCGCTCGCCGCGCGGAGCATTGGCGGCGCGTGGCAGAACCTCAAGACGCAATGGGATTTCGTTCTGGAGGATTTGGGCAGCGCACTTGCTCCTGTGGTGAGCAATATTCTTAACCTGCTGTCCAGCATGCTGCCGGCGATTCGCGGACTCATCGACTCTTGGAACATGCTACCGGCTCCGCTCCAGCAGGCGGTGACCTGGTTCGGCCTGGCGCTTGGAGCGATAGCTCCTGTGAGTCTCGCACTCGGCGGTTTCGCGCTGGCTGTCAACGCGGCGACGAAGGCATGGGCGCTGTTCGGCGAGACGGCGGTGGGCGGCGCGATTGTCGGGAACCTTGCCGGTGTCGGAAGCGAAATACTGACGGTCGCGGCAAACATGGGCGTAGCTACTACGGCCGTGGGCGCTCTCGGTGCAGGACTAATCGAGATGGGCGGCGCTATCGTTGCCGGGATCGCGGGATGGGC